ACGACGCTGCGCGTGTATCGCAGCGCCGCGGAGTGCTGGCCGCGCGTGCTACCGGTCTGGTCGATGCGGAGCAGGGTCTGGTCGGCGCGGTCGGGCGTCATGGCAATCTTGCAATCGGGGTGACGGGGCCGGCCGACCCCGTAAGAGGCATCGGCCGGCCGCGAAAAGTGGGGATGCTCTAGCAGGCTGAGCTACGGCGACGAGCACCGGCGGGATTTCAACCCGCGACCCTCCCCAAGCGGGGTGCACTGCCTGGCTGTGCTACCGATGGCCGAAGCCATGGGCGGGATTTGAACCCGCGACCTCCCCAGCTCGTGCGGGGCTTGCGCCCCAGCGTCTCGTCAGCTCGCCGGCGCGGGCGTCTTGCCGGTGGCCTTCTTCTTCGGGTCGGTGCCGATGCCCTTCTCCTCCAGCGCCGCGATCTCCTCGGCGGTCGGCTCGGCCTCGACGACGATCAGGTTGGGCTCGGCCTTGAGTGCCTCGACCTGGGCCGCGTCGAAGGTGCCGGGCGGGTGGCGCACCTGCTCGGGCGGGTGATGGATGCCGCAGCGGCGGAAGCCCTGGGCCGTGCGGGCGGCGATCAGGAGGGCGGCGGTGACGAAAAGGATGCGCTTGGTCATGCTCTGCACCTCCGGTTACGCGAGCCAGGGCACGACGACGAGCTTGGCCGTGCCCTTCCACTCGTTGTCCTCGCCGTTCGCCTTGCGCTGGTTCTCCAGGATCTGGCGGCCCTTGCCCTCCAGCGACGGCGGCACCACCAGGTGCGTCGGGTTGATGCCGAGCGGCGACCCGTGGTCGCGCTTGAAGCTCTGCATCGCCGAGCGCGCCGAGGCGTAGTTGTCGTGGTCGAGGGTCGCCTTCGAGCCGAACGCGAGCTGCCAGAAGCCGAAGCCGACGTTGGCCCGGCCCTCGACGCCGTAGAGGTACTGCTTGCGGTCGAAGACCGCCTGGTCGGCGACGGCGTCCTTCCGCACGAAGTCGAAGGCCCGGCGCTTCTGGTAGACGATCGGCTTGATGAACCGGCTGAGGTCCATCAGGAACCACGGCGTGCCGGCGCCGGCCTGCATGTTGGACACCGACACGGTGCTGCCGTCCGCGGCGGTCACCGGATGGTCGGTGTCGAAGAAATACTGGCCGTCGTAGCAGGTCTTGCTGAAGCCGGCGTTGAGCAGCGGGAAGACCTGGGTGTCCGGGAACTCGGCGGTCTGCCGGCCCATCTCCGAGAACATCGGCGTGTAGACGCCGAAGCGGTCGTCCTCGATGGCGTCGCGATCGACGCCGATGGTCAGTTCCCACGACTTGTTGCGGATGCTGTAGGACGCGGCCTCCAGGTTGTGGACGACGCGCGGGCCGATCCACTCGCGAATGCCGGGGATGTCCTTCATCCAGCCATAGGTCTCCTCCGACGTGGTCGAAGGCGTCTCCATGGCGACCAGGTTCCACTGCGACTGGACGCCGCCGAAGCCCTGCTGGAAGGCGGCCTGGAAGCCGGTGGCCAGCGCGAGGAGGCTTGCCGAGGTGAGAAGCATGCGGGCGGTCCCCCTTAGAACTCGACCCAGACGCCCTGGGCGTCCACGTCGCGGATGATGCCGGCCTGCGGGCGGGCGCCGGTGTCGCTGGTCTTGGCGACCGTCTGGTCATCGACCGCGTAGCAGGGCTTGCCGTAGTCGGCGATCGTGATGGCGTCGCCGCCGCCGGAGTTGGCGAAGCGGAAGACGCCGCGCTCGATCTCCACCGAGGTCGGCAGGGTGGACCCGGCCGCCGTGGAGGCGCGGTGCTTGGCGCGGCCCAGCACGGTGAGCGTGTTGGTGGCCGAGGCCGGGACGGCGGCGCCGGCGGCGTTCTGCGCCGCCATGGAGCCGGCGAAGACGGTGGTGCTCGCGGCGAGGTCGCGCTTCAGGTCGGCGAAGCCGGCGCGGGCCGGGGTGTTGCGGTCGGTCGAGAGCGCGGTCATGTCAGCCCTCCGCCTTCTGGGCCGCGAGGGCCTTCTTGAAGGCGTCCTCGCTGAGGCTCATGGCCTTGCAGACCGCCTTCTGGTCGGCCGTCAGCTCGCCGTCGGCGGGCGGCTTGCCGCCGCTCGGCTCGGCGGTGCCGGGCTTCAGCAGCACCGGCTGCGCGGCGATCATCGCGTCGAGCTGCACCGGGTTGGCGGCGGCGATGGCCAGCAGGTTGGCGCGCTGCGCCGGCGGGAACTTGCCGTCGGCGATTGCCGCGTCCACCTTGGCCTCGACCTGGCCGTCGGTGAGCTGCTTGACCGTCGCGGACAGCGTGGCGAGCTGCTGCTCCATCACCGAGGCGCCGCCCTTCAGGCCCTTGACCGCGATCACCACCTGGTCGGCGGTGGCGGTGGCCTCCAGGCCGGCGGCGGCGGCGATCGCCTTGACGCCGTCCACCGCCTTGGCGGCGGCGGTGGCGATCTGCTCGGCGGTGGCGCCGGCGGCGAGGCCGACGGCGGAGCAAAGCGCCGCCGGCGGGGTGGATGCGCCGGCCTTCAGCGCGGTGACGGCGGCGAGCGCCGTGTCCTTGTCGGTGGCCTCGGGCAGGCCGAGCACCGTCAGGAGGCCCTGCAACGTCGGATCCATCGGATCTCCCTGTTGAGTTGCGAGTTGGGCGAGCTGGTGGAGCGCCGGCCGGTTCACCAGGCCGGCGCCGAGGATGCGGGTCACCGTGCCGTCCTTGGCGTGCAGGAAGCTCGGCGACAGGAAGCGGTACTCCTTGGCGGCGACGGATCGGGCACCGGCCTCGGTCCACTCGACCTTTCCCCAGATGCCGTCGGCGCGGAGGTCCAGCGCCGTGACCCAGCCGGAGGCCGGCGCCTGCCCGCCCTTCGGGGCGGCGAGGTCCATGCCGTGGTCGTAGTCGAGGGGGAGCATGTTGCCGGCGGCGCCGGCGAGCGACGCGGCGATCACCGCGGCGGCGTCTTTCAGGACCCAGGAGCGGCCATCAACGGCGGTGAAGCTGCCCGCCGGCATGAGGTGCACCCACTCCGGCGCCTTCCCGTCCGCGACGGGGAGAGCGGCGCACAGGACGGCGGTGGCCGTCTGCAAGGCGTGGGTGGTGCGGCTGGACACGCCGGCCCTCCGGTTGGCACGAAAGCGGGATCGCTGATGGGCCGACCGTAGGGGAATGGGGCGTGGCACGACCCCCGGACTTGGTCCGGGGGATCAGGTCCGCGCGCGCGCGACCATGATGGCCGCGATGGTCACCCCGGACATGAGGGCGCGCTTGCCCTTTGCCGGGCGTTTGAACGGGGTTTTGAACGGCTCCGCCCCCTCAGGGGTACTCCGCAAGCCGGAACGGGGCTGAACCGCACAGGCGGCGATCCTATGGGCTTCCGTCCGGAGGGCCGCGCGACTATCTTGATGGTGGTGGCCGAAACACGGTGAAACTCCCGGCCGTAGTCCCGGCGTTGCGCCGGTGAGCGCGTGGAGGTGCCCGGCTCTGCCGGGGTGGGAGCCCTCCCGGTCACCACGCAACCTCATTCATCGCCGCCGTCCCGCACCACCGTGCCGCGCTTCATGGCGCGCCTCAGGTCGGCGCGCGTGGTGCGGCGGAAGGACGTGAGGAACAGAGCGCGGCCGGAACGGGTCGCCTTCACCACGGCATGCCACAAGGTGCGCCCCTGGCGGACGAAGACCAGGGAGGTGACGCCGTCCTGGATCACGGTGCCGCGGTCGAGCGCGGCCTGCACCAGCGCGTATTCGGCCGCCTCGATCTCCGGGTGCTCGCGCCGCTGCTTCAGCAGCGTGTCCTGCGACAGGCGCACCACCTGCGCGGTGGCGCCGATGCGCTGCCCCAGCGCGCGCTCCAGGATGGCGACTGGGGTGCTGCCCGGCCAGCGGCCGGTGGCGAAGTCGGCGAACTCGGGTGCCGCGACCATGGAGTCGACGGCTTGGCGGGCGATCGCCGGCTCAGTGCCCTCCAGCCGCTCGATTGCCTGGTCGCGGCGCTGGGCGCTCGACCGCTGGCCCTTGTGGTAGGCGAAGCCGGGATCGACGCCGGCCGGCACCATCGACACCTCGCCGGTGCGCTTGTTCAGCCACGGGCGCGGATCGTCGGGGGGCGGTTCCTCGGTGACCTGGAGGTTGTTGCGCTCCAGGTCCTTGGCCGAGAGCTGCTGGAGCGTGCAGCGGCAGCGCCAGCCGCACGGCGGGCTGTGCGTCTCCCACCAGGGATGGTCCCAGGGCAGCACGGTTCCGTGCCACGCCAGGTGCTCCGGCCGGACCTTGGCGTCCTGCACCGCGACGTAGCGCAGGTACGGCCGCGCCGGCGCCAGACGCCGGATCCGCTCCCACTGGCCGGCCGCCATCGACATGCGGACGTTGGTGTCGAAGATGATGCGCAGCCGGCGCTCGCTGCCGAGCTGGACGATCTTCGTCACGCCGTCGCGCGGGTCGGTCATGGCCGACCGGCCCCACCAGCCGCGCGTTTTGAGCACGCCCTCGATGTCCGCCGCCCACTGCTCGTAGGACTGCCCCTCCTTCAGCGCCTTGACCAGCGAGGCGTGAGTGTCCTGGAGCAGGTCGAACTCGGCCATCTTGGCGATGGTGAAGGAGAGCGCGTGCTCCTCGTGCCAGACGTCCTGCCAGGCGAAGCCGACGCGGTAGCCCTTGCCCTCCAGGAACCGGATGGCCTGCTCGGGCGGCAGCGGGGTGAGATCAGCCATGGACCTCAGCCGATGCCGAGTTCAGCAGCCAGAGCGCAGAACGCGCGCGCGCCAGCCAGAGAGCAAACCCCGTTACCGCCGAGCCGCAGTCGGTCCACCCGATGGGCCACCCCTGCAAATGCTCTACGAACCGCGGGGACAAGCGACGGGTCTCGGCGGAGGATGTCCACCCAGGCACCGTGGTCAGAAGGTCCAGGAGGGAAGAGAGGCAGTCCTCCCCCGGCCAGGAGTGCACCGCGAAGCTCGCCAGATGGTCCCCGGCCTTCGGGGCATCGGTGCGGCGCTGCGCAGTCGGCGTCAGCGGCGGCGCCTTCCAGTCCCGTTCCAGAGCGGCCGGCCAGAGCTTCGACACCGTCACCAGGGACAGGCCACGCCGCCCGTCCCTGATCTGGGCTCCCGACTTGGCGTTCGCCGCCTCCGCCGTTGGCCAATACCGCGCCATGCCCGCCAACGAAAGGCGCTCGCTGCCCTTCATCCCGCGGTCCCGCGTGTAGTCGTTGCCGTTGCCGCAGATTGCCGTCGCAGTGGGCCAGGATGAACAGGCGCTCGCGGCGCTGGCTCGCGCCGACTTCCTCCGCGCTGTAGAGCCCTTGCGCAACTCGGAAACCCAGTGCTTGTAGTTGGCCGCGCACGAGGGGATACCCCAGCGTGAGATGGGCGGGCACGTTTTCGAGGAAGACGAGCCGAGGACGGGACTGGACGATGATGCGCCGGACGTGGGGCCACAGATGCCGCGGGTCGGCGGTGCCGAGGCGCCGGCCGGCTTGGCTGAAGGGCTGGCAGGGATATCCCGCAGAGACGATATCCACCGCTCCACGCCAGCGTCGGCCGTCGAAGGTGGCAAGATCGTCCCAGACAGGAGCCGGATCCAGGGACGCATCTTCCATCCGCGCCACGAGAGCGGCCGCAGCATAGGCTTCGCGCTCGACGTAACACACAGTGCGATAGCCGGGCACAGCGATGTGGAGGGCCAGTTCGAGCCCGCCGGCGCCGGCGCACAGGGCAAGCCCTCGCAGAGGTGGGGCGGGACGTACAGCCATGTCATGAGGCATTGCCTGTTCCCGCCGCACCCACCCGCGCCGCGATGCGGCCCATGAACTGGCCCTGCGCCAGGGCCTGCTGGAGCGCCGCCATGTCCTGGCTGCCGGCGAGACCGGCCAGACGGGCGAGGAAGTCCTCCGGCCCGGTGGCGTCCTTGGCCGCCGCGATCACCGCCTCCACCGCCGGCACCGTCAGCTCGGCGAAGTCGGCCAACATGGAGTCGACCAGACGGTCCATTTCGTCGGGGCCGGCCGCCTGCTCGGCCGCCAGCGCCTTGGCGCCGGCCGTCGCCGGTGGGCCGTCCTTCGTCAGACCATCCGTCGCGGGAGCGGCTTGGCCGCCGATCACTTCCTCGTCCTTGTCCGGATCGGAGAAGCCCAGCTTGTCGCGCAGCTCGCTGGCGCTGACGCGCAGGCCCTGGGGGCCGAGCTTGGCGACGGCTTCGACCAACACCTTCAGGTCGGTCGCCTTCGGCCGGCCGATGCGGATGATGGGGGAGCGGGCAGTGGGGCCGAGGTTCAGCCGCACCACCGGTTCGGCGAGGTCGCGGCGCAGCGTGGCGGCGAGCTGGCGGCCGTCGGCGCGTTCGATGTCCTCCTGCACCTGGCGGTGCTCCTGGGACACGGCGTGGCCGCCGGACACGGCGTCGGTGGTGGTGGTCTGACCCAGCACCAGCTTGGAGGTCTGGCGCTCGAAGAACTCCAGCAGCTGCTTGAACATGTCGGCGTTCGCCGACGCGCCCTCGGCGCGGATGAACTCCAGCCCCATCGACTGGGGGATCACGGCGGCGGCGTCGGCGGCGATATTGCGCACCGCCCGCATCAGCGTGGCGATGTCCTCCTTCGACGCGCCGGGGCCGTAGCGGCCCACGCGGATCGGCTGGCCGTAGGTCTCGATGAAGGACAGCCAGTCCTTGGTGCCGAAGCTGGTGAAGATCCACGCCCAGCAGGCCGGCCGCGCCAGGCCGCCGCGGATGGGCAGGCCCGACTTGGTCTTCGGCCGGTGCACGATGTACTTGAACGGCTCCAGGTCGCGCCCCTGGGGATGGCCGGCGTCCTTCAGCCGCAGGGTGCGGCCGTCGATCCGGTCGAACTGGAACCAGCGCGGGTCGCGCCATTCGACGCGCGCCGGCCGCCAGTCGCGGGCCGAGGTCTCCCAGACGATCTCCGACACGCTGAAGCCCTTGCCCAGGCCGTCCAGGATATCGAAGAGGACGCTGTCCACCTCGTCGCCGTTCAGCACCTCGCGCACCAGGTCGGCGGCCTGGACGTCCAGCGCGTCGTCGCTGGCCGCCTCCACGGTGATCGGCAGCTGCGACACGGCCAAGCGCCGGGTGCCGAGCACCGAGCGGTAGTGGATGAACTTCTCCTCCACGTCCTCGGCCAGCGCCAGGTAGGCGTCGGCCGCGCCCTGCTCGGCCTCGCGCAGGATGCCGCCGAGGCGGCGGGGGGTGAGCCCTTCCGACGGGTGCTCGGCGAAGATCTGGCGGACACCGGTGAGCGTCGGGCCGGAGATCTCCTCGGTCAGGATGGTGCGCTCGATCGGCTTGCCGGTCACCGGGTCGAGGATCGGGGAGGTCGTGCGGATCGCGGGCATTAGCGACCAGCCTTCCGGCAGCGCCGGGCCAGCTTCACCGGAAACAGCACCGCATCCCACAGTACGGCCACGGCGAGTGCCAGCACGGCGGCGATGGCGAAGGCGATCCCCTCGAAGCCGATCAGCGGGTGGTTGTCGGACAGGCGCTGGAGCAGGCCGCGCCGCCAAGTGGCCAGAAGCTTCGCAAGGTCCATCACCATCCTCCGGCGCCGAAGCGGCGCGCGTCGTCATCGTCGTCGTGGGCGTAGGCCGGATCGGCGCCGGCGCCGTCGTGGCGCGGCACGCCGGCGGGCTGGTACTCGTACCGCTCCTCGTCGGCCAGGCTGGCGTAGTAGAAGAGCGCCGCCGCGATGGCCGCGTCGCCGTGCCGGGGCTTGCCGTCCGTGCCCCTGGTGTGGGCGTTGTGCGGCACCTTGGCGACGCCGCCCTCCAGCTGCACCAGGCAGAAATCGGCGACGACGTCGGCGTCGGCCGGGAGGACGAAGCTCTGCCCCTCGATGGCGCTCTTCACCTTCGGCATGTTGAGCCGGTACCAGTCGAGGGAGAGCTTCAGCGCCTCGACCCGTTCCACGCCGAACTTGGTCTGCGTGACCTGGGCGAGCGCGGCGCCGTTGCCGCCGGCGTCGAGCACCGCCTTCTGCCAGCGCGGCAGCCGGTCGAGCACGTGGTTGACGATCTGGCGCTGCTGGTCGAAGGGGCACTGGCGCAGCTCGACCACGAAGGCGGTGCGGCGGGTCAGGTCCGGCAGCACCTGCCCGACCCAGATCACCGACAGGTCGCTCTCCATGGCGTAGTCCATGCCGAAGGCGGACAGCAGGTTGCGGTCCAGGGCCGTCAGCAGCGGCTTCAGGTGCTGCTCGCACCAATCCGCCATGTCGGCGGCGCGGAGGTGGTCGGGCTCGGCCAGGTAGTTCTCCGGCGCCGTCCAGCGCAGCACCGGAACGCTGCGGCTGCCGCACGCCTCGAAGGCCGAGCGCGGCAGCCACCGGCCGCCGCCGGCGCGCGGGATGCAGTACAGCTCCTCCTTCGCGGCGTCGCCGTAGGCGTCGAGGATGGACTTCAGCCAGGCGGCCTCGCCCTCCGGCGTCCACTCCTTGCCGGTGACGAAGCAGATGCGCCGGTACAGGCCGTCGCGCAGCGCGTCCTCGATCGTCACCCGGATCACGCCGCCGCCGCGCTTGCCCGCGTGGATGTCCTGGATCAGCAGGTTGAACGGGTTCTGGTCGCCGTCGTGGGTGCTGATGACCAGCACCTTGCCGCCCCACATCAGCAGCGCCAGCGCCGCCTTCAGCACTTCGTCCAGGTCGTCGTGGAAGGCAGCCTCGTCGATGATCACCAGCCCCTGCCGGCCGCGCAGCGAGCGCGGGCGGCTGGTGAGCGCCAGGATCTCGAAGCCCGAGGCGAAGGTGATGCGGTACGCCTTGATCGCCTTGTCCGCGTCGTCGTCGAACAGCTCCACCTCGCCGACGGCCTCGCACGCCTGCCCGAACAGCCGCGCCCACTGGGCGCAGGTGTCGATGAACTCGCGCGCCATGTCGAGCGACGGGCCGAGGTACAGGGCATCCATGCCGCCGGCCTTCTTCTCGGCGCCGGCCGTCAGCACCGCCAGCGCGGCGGCGGCCCAGGTGTAGCCGATGCGGCGGGACTTCTCCGCCACCAGCAGCGCGTGCTGGGATGCCGTGTGCAGGAGCTGCTGCTGGTAGCCGAGCAGCAGCTCGACACGGGCTAGGCCGTCGAGCTGGTCGGCCGGCCCGCCCTTCGGCAGGCCGTGGGCGGCGAGCGCGGCGGCGGTCATGCCGCCCTCCTGGTCACACCCTCAAGATTGCCCGTCCTCTCGTCGCTGCCCCACTCCAGCTCGCGCCGCACGAGAGCGACGAGCGCCTTGCTGGGTTCACCTTCGGGGTAGAAGCCGGGATCGACGCCTTCCTTGACGGCAACGCCGGCGAGCTGGCGCACCAGCTCGTAGGCCATGGAACACTCAGACGGGTCCAAGTCAGGCAGCCGGAAGTCGTACTCGAAGGGACGCCCGCGCAAGGCGTCACGCCAGCCGAACCGCGCGGCTGGGTGAAGCAGCAGGGTGCGAGGCCCGACGATCTTCATGCCGCCGCCTTGCGGATGCCGAGGAAGGTCTCCTTCAGCGACGCAACGTCGGCGGCCGACAGGCCGCGCTTTTTGCCGGCCGCCTCCATGGCGGTGATCGCCTTCCTGTCCGCCTCGGTCTGGAGCTTCAGGATCAGGTCGGCGTCGGTCTTCCGCGCGGATGTCAGCTTCTGGATCGCCGAGGTGACGAACATCACCTCCTCAGGCCCCAGTTCCACCGGCCCGCCGTCCTTGCCGGCGAGCAGGCGCATGATCAGGGTGTGACCCAGCTCGATGTTGAGGCGGGCGACGCCGCTGTCCGGCGTGTCGCCGAGCTGGCGCACCAGTGCCTCGGCGACCTCGCGGCTCTCGCGCAGCTGGGCGCCGATCTCCTCGATCTTCTTGACGTGCCGGCCGAGGGCGGAGCGGGAGACGTCCACGTCCAGTTTGCGCAGATGGTCCAGGATCTCGTCGAGGGTCCGGCCGCGGTCGCGCAGGCGGCCGATCTCCTCCCGGATCTCCGGGGCGAGCTGGTCGATGGAGGACGGGCGCGGCATGGCGTCAGCCCAGGCTGGGCAGCTTGACGCCCGGCAGCGGTGCGCCGAGGCGCTTCAGGTGGTTCTCGCCGTTGGCGCGCAGGGTCACCACCAGGACGGAACCGACCTGCCCGGTGGCCACGGCCTGGAGGCCTTCGAGGTAGTTCACCGCCTGCACCACCTGCTCGCGGGTCGCATGGTGGCCGAGCGCGTTGACGACGTCCTGGAGGATCGAGGTGTTGGCCTTGGCGCCCGGCGCCTCCGCGAGCACGCGCAGGAGGCACAGGCGCAGATCCTCGGTCAGGTGATCCTTGAAGCTCATGCGGTCTTGGCCTTCAGCAGGTAGTCCTCGATGCGCGACACGCTCTGCGCCATGCGGTCGAGCGCCTTGGCCCCTGTGTCGCCCTGGGCCTGGAGCTTGGACATGCCTTCGCGCAGCTGGGCGAAATCGTCCTGGGTCGGCAGGTGCTTCAGGTCGTTCTCGATCAGCGCGACCTTGGTGGTGAGTTCCTGGAACTCGGTGCGCGGCACGAAGCCGTTGCGCAGCGACCAGATCGCCCAGCCGAGGAGCAGGTTGAACAGGAGGGCGATGGCCCAACCCCACTTGGCGAGTTCGCCCATGGCGCCCTCCGGCCGGTCAGTGGGATAAGCCGGCGCCGGCCGGCGCGGCATCGTCGGGCGGCAGGAAGCCGCGGGCGGCAAGGCGCGTCAGCAGCATCTGCCGGATGTTGTCGGAGGTGAGGCCGAGGCGGGTCAGACCGTCCGGCACCTGCTCAGCCAGCATGTCCACCGCGTCTGCCACCAGCGCGTTGTGCACGTCCACCGTCAGGCTGGACTTTCCGGCATGGCGCTCCAGTCGAGCCTTCAGGAGATCGACAGCGCGATCGGCGGCGTCCCGCACGTAGTCGCGGGTGCTGGCGTCCAGCTCGATGCCCAGGCGCACCTTCAGGTAATGGCGTAGCCACAGGGCGCCGATGGTGATGATGCCGGACAGGATGGTCGCCGCGCCGCCGATCAGGACGTCCGTAAGCGGCCGAAGGTCCACCGACGTGCCGTCGGCCGCGAGCGCCACGCCCGGCCCGAGCATGAACGCGATGCCGCACCCGGCCACGGCCAGCGCGGCGCGGCCCGCCTTGCGTCGGACGAGCAGCACGAGCAGGGCCGTACAGACGGCGACCTTGGCGAGGATGAGCAGGTTGCGCAGCCAGAGCAGGTTGTCGGCGTGGGTCGAGGCGAACAGGCCGAGGCCGAACAGGACGCCGGCGGCCGTGATGCACGCCCACCCGACGGCGGTGCGCGTGCCGGCGCCCGGACGGTACAGCAGGATGAAGCCGGCCGTCATGAAGGCGAGCGACGCCACCAGCGCGAAGGCGGCGGCGATGCCATAGGGCGAGAGCAGGAACAAGGTCTCCAAGGCGGTCACCTCACAGTTGCGGATGGCTGTAGGCACGGTTGAGCCAGCCCTTCTCAAACCTCGCGAGGGCAGGCCGAGCGACCACAAGGCCGCGGTAGAAGCCGGCGGCTTCGCTCTTCAGCGCGGCGGCAAGCACCGCACCGTTGATGGCGTTGACAGCGCCCAACGTCTGCTCGCCGATCACGCCGTCGTCGTTGATCACGTAGCGGCAGGCGCGGGCAGCCCGCTGAAGGCAGCGATGCGCGGGGCTGAAGCCCATGTTGACGGCGAAGTCGAAGGTCTTGACGGCAACCACCGGATCGGCGATGCGGTCGTACCCGCCCTTGTCCCACCAGTGCTGCCGGTACAGGGTGGCGGCGCGCTCGCGCGGCATGGCGCGGATGTCGTCGGCATCGATGTCCCCATCGCCGTCGATGTCGCCGTCCATCAGGCCATCATGGTCGAGGTCGAGTTCCCCAGCCTTGATCAGCCAGCGCAGGGAAATGCCCCACCGCGTCGTGCCACCAGGGTCGGCGGGATCATTGGAGAGGCCGCCCTCGTGCTCAAACACGAAGCGCAATGCTGGGGCGAACAGGTCGCCTATTGGCATGGGAAGGGCATCCTGGCGGGGAACGGATGCCGCGATCTTCGCGCGTGCGCGGACCAAACCGACCCCCGGACGTGGTCCGGGGCGGGGGCTGCCCGCTCCAGCTTCGCACACGCCGAAGGAAGACCGACCCTCGGAACAAGTCCGGGGGATTAGAACAGCGAGCCTTGCCCGCCGTCGTCGTTGCCCGCGTTTCGCACCCGGCGGACGTGCCGCTCGGTGGTGCCCACGGTGCGGGCGATCTCGCTGGCCGGGCGGTGAGCCATGCGTGAGATGGCTGCCTTCTTGGCGCCTATCCCGATGCCGAGCGGGATGTCCACCTCCTCGTTGCCGCGCAAATCGGCCAGTGCGCGGGCGGCCGGCATTCCGATCAGGCGGACCAGCTCGTCACCCTCGGCCGGCGTGCTGGGAATATAGAGCCGCGTGCCGCCGCGCGCAGCCACCAGCTTCGGCACGGCGGCCTCGTGCCCCGCGTCGGCGAGCTGGCGCAGCACGCCCATCAGGTAACGCGTGTCGATCATGCCGGCGCCTTCTGCCGCTCGGCGCGCTTCAGCCACGCCTTCAGGCCCTCGATCACCGTGTTGGCCTTGGCCGGCGCCAGCACGCCCATCTCCTGGCCGACCATCCGCCGGACGAAGGCGGCGATCGCCGCCTCGGTCGTGGAGTCGACAGCCCCCAGCTCGTGCAGCTGGAGCCACAAGGCGCGGATCATGCTCATCTGCGCCGTGTCCGCCAGCCGCCGCTTGCCGGCGCTCTTGGGCGGCAGCTTCGGCGCGCCGGCGGCGTGCAGCGCGTTGACCACCGCCTCCAGCTGGCGACGGTCCATGGCGCGGGTGCTGGTCTGGCCGCCGGCGTGGTTGGCCAGGAAGGCGCGCCACGTGTCGTCGTTCAAACTCGACACCTGACGGCGGAGGATTTGAACCTTCTGACGGATCGCGGCCAGCGGATCGGCGGCCTTGGCGACGGATGGTTTGACGCGCGGGGGCATGGGTCAGCCCTCCCATGCGGTGCAGGTTGGTAAGCCATCGCTTCCGATCTGCCAATCCGCCGGATAAGCGTCGTCAGTCACGTCGAACGCCATCGTCGCCATGGCGATCATGCACCCATGCGCCGGCCCCTTGGTGCAAGACGCGCACACGTTGTCGGCGAACACGTCGCCCTCAAATCCGTTCGCCGGTCGCCACTTCCGGCCGGCGTGCGGCTTCAGCAGGTCGGCGTGTTCCTTGGTGTACATGGTCATTCTCTCGCTGTGTATTGCTGTCGGGCATCCCAACCTGCCGGTACTTCTGCTATGGCCGAAAGGTCGCGGGCGCTTTGAGTTCATCTCCTAACCAGCCGAAGCCGGCGCGCCGTCTAGGCCAGGGAGTGTTTCCGGGTTCCTGCCCCGTCAATTCGGGTTGCGGCAGCAATTCCTCGTTTGGTGGTGCGTCTTAGCTGCGGCGCAGCGTGGTAGGCCGCAGCTCCTACGAAGCCTTGGCGCTATCTCGCGAGTGCGGCTGAGATGAGCCGGGCGCCGACCCCCGTGCCGGCCTCACGGAAGGTGCCGGCCGGCAGCGTTTCGACCGTCGCGCCGATGCTCGCGAGCCAATCACGGAAGGCGGCCGCCTTCTTCGTGTTGGTCCCGAAGGCGGTCTCGGAGCAGATCGCCACAAGGCGACCGCCGGGGGTGAGCAGGCTCCAAGCCGAAGTGATGTGGTCGATGTCTTGCCCGCCGCTGAAGGGCGGGTTCATCAGCACCACGTTGAAGCGGCCCCGCTCGTACCGACCCCACTCCAGGAAGTCGGCCTGATGGACAGAGATCCCGCCGATGCCGCTCAGCACGTCCGCGTTGGTGGCGTCGATCTCCACGGCGACCACATCGGCCCCCAGCTTCTTGGCCGGGTTGACGAGCCGGCCGTGCCCGGCGCTCGGCTCCAACACGATGTCGGACGCGGTGACGCGCGCGAGCGCCGCCATGCGCTCGGCCAGCGGCTCCGGGGTTTGGAAGAACTGGAGCGTGCCCTTTCGGTTGAGCGCCTTCCCGGTCCCAAGCGCGTCGGCCAGCATCTCCGACGGATCAAGCGGGAACGAATGCCCGCCGGCCTTGCGGTCCCACTTCCCGCCCATGGCCTTCAGCACCTTATCAACGTCCTGGTAGAGCTTCCGCTCCAACTGGCCGGGAGGCAGCACGATCACGTTGCCCTGGACCGACGCGCCACGCAGCACGTTCGCCACGTCGGCGGGGACCGAAACCTTCTTCATGGTGCTCTCCATCAGCTTGTTTTTGGGTCGCGGACCGCAGTCCCATTGCTGCGCTGCGGCGGTTTGGAAATTCCTGCAAACGGTCGGTTAAGGCCGCACCTCTCGGGTCATCAGCACGGCGAAAGCGCCGTGGTGCCCCAGCATCGGCGCGGGCGCGAACGGATCGGCGAAGCTCCAGCCGTCGAGCAGCAGCTTCAGCCAGCTACGGCGGCTGCCCGGCGCCAAGCGGGCATAGACCATGTCCAGCTCGGTCACGGCTTGGCCCTCCGCGCCTTGCGGTGCTCGCGGCATAGATCGGCAATGTGGGCGCGTTCGGCCTTCATTCCGGACGCGAACGAGAGGACGAGGCCGAGAGAGACCGTGCCCTGGCCCTGGCACACATGCCCGAAGGCTTTCGCCAAGTCGTCGGTGCTGAAGCTTTTGATCAGCGCCGCGAGCTTGCGCCCCTTGCCAGCCGTCGCAGCATCAAAGGCTGCTCTGATCTCGTCCAACGTCGGAGCGGGTGAACGCTTGACCATGCTTACCTCGTGGGTGCCGGAGCGGCGCAGCGCTCCAGCGTGTCGTTGAAGGCGTCGATCAGCTCCGGGCCGGACAGGCCGGCCCGGCGGGCCGCCTCGGCCGCCGCGGTGAAGGCGGCGAGCGGATCGGCCGGCGCCGGCGCCGGCGCTGCGGCCGGCGGTGCCCGGACGGCGGCGCGAGCCTCGCGCAGCAGCTGCTCCAGCTCACGGCGGGTCCGCCGGCCCACGGGCAGGCGCTCGCCCAGCCGCCGGGCGGCGGCATCGAGGCGGAGTGCCAGGTCCACGTGGACGGTCATGCATCCCCTTCGGCCGCCAGCGCGCGGCGCAGGATGGTGGGGAGGGAGGGCAAGCCGTGCTCGATGCACAGGCGCTCGGGGAGGCGCGCGGGCAGGCCACGCACCCGCCAGAGCGTCCGCCAGGATCCGTCTTCGGCCAGGAACAGGGGAACCTCCCCCTGGCCGGGCAGGCCGGCCAGGAGGAGGACCGGGACGCCGGTCTCGTCGTACAGCTCGACGGTGAGGGCGTGGTGGCTCATTCGCCCATCCCCAGCGCTTGCTTGTACAGCTCCAGGATCGCCTCCTGTTCCTGGAGGTCGGCCTTGTCCATCTTCCGGAGGCGGACGATCTGGCGCATGATCTTGGCGTCGAAGCCGGTGCCCTTGGCCTCGGCGTAGACTTCCTTGATGTCGTCCTGGAGGCCCTTCTTCTCCTCCTCCAGGCGCTCGATCCGCTCGATGAAGGACCGCAGCCGGTCCATAGCGATGCCGCCGACGTCGCTCATGCCGCGACCTCGCTCGGCTCGGCCTGCTCCAGCTTGCCGGCGACGGCCTCCACCAGGTCACCGATGGTCAGGCCGTCGCGGTGGCCGTGCACCATCAGCTCCGTCAGCGTGAAGAGGACACCGAAGCGCCCCTCCAGCCCGGCCCAGATGCGGGCGAGGCACACGGGCAGGCCGTCCAGGTCGTGGTGCAGGCGGGTGTCGGCCGTGAGCTGGGCCGTGTTCTTGAGGCCGGCCTCGGTGGCCACGATCTCACGTGCGCCTTGCAGGATCTGATCGCGGGTGGTCATGAGCTTCCTCCTGGTGGTGGCGGCCAGGATCGCCTCGGCGATCTCCTGGACCCGCGCGTTGGTGGAGATGACGATCTCGACGCCCCACTGCCGGGCGATGCCCTGCTGAAGCTCGTCGTAGTCGGGGACGGTGAAGCCGAGACGCCGGAGTTGGGCCGCGGGCGAGATCCGCTTGGCGGCGGGCAGGCCCACGCCGTGACCAGCCAGAGCGGCGACGGCGCCGCGCACCCAGAGCTGGATCGCCGCCGGGCCGGGCTGGGCGAGGATGGTGCCGTCAGCCACGGGCACCTCCCTTGGGCTGGAGGGGGATGTCATGGCGCGGGCCGACCCACGTCTCCGGCTCGGAGGTCTCCATGTCGTCGGCGGCCTCGGCCGACGGCAGCGGCGCCAGATTGTCGTCGTAGACGCGCACCATGGCGATCAGGGTGGCGGCGGCGGCGATCAGGTTGTCGCGGACCTCGGTCGGCGGCGTGGCGTCGTCGCCGGCCCACAGGAGATCCTCGGCGCGCGTGGCCAGCGTTCCGAGGAGTTCGGCCGGCACGGCGGCACCGTGCTCGGTGATGCACACCGAGGCGATGTGGGAGAGGACATGCGCGAAGCGGTTGCCCGCATCGTTGTCCAGCGCGGCCGGGTAGTGGTCGAGCAGGATCAGGACGGGGAGGCCCTCAGCCATGGGCGGCCTCCGGAGCGAACACATAGACCAGATCCAAGATGGCATCGAACCAGGGCTGGCCGTCGTGGGCGTCGTCCTCGGTGAACTTCCGCCCGTCAGCCAGCGCACCGAAGAACCGCCCGTTGAAGGTGCTGCACAACACCTCGGCGGCTTCTCCGGCGAAGAGGCCGGACACTAGGACGTAATCGCTACCAGCATGGTCATACCGGTCCGTGTTGAGCTTTAGCCCGCGCTCAGCGCAGAGAGACTTCAGCTCGTCCAGGGTGCGGTGGCGCGAAAACTTTTTCATCGCCCACCTCACAGCTTGGCGAGGTTGAGGGAGATGGCCGTTTCCGCCCCATCGGCGCTGTCGCGGGTGTAGAAGCGCACGTAGCTCTTCGAGCCGGTGGCGACCACGCTGTCGGCAATGGCGCGCATGGCCCGCTGCCAGCGCTCGTCTTCGATGTTGAGACGGCGCAGCGCCAGCACCGCGGCGGTGGAGACGTTGCCCTCCTTGTCCGTCTTGAAGGCCCGCTGCACGAGCGTCTGAAGCTCCGGCCGAGCGTCGCGCGCCCAATCGGTGACGCAATCGCCCACCAGCTTTTCAGCCACCTTCAGACGTTCGTCGAAGGCCAGGTTCTCGGCGACCTGGACGCGGACCTCGCGCAGGCCGTCGAAGCTGCGGAGCGTCAGGTTGCCCTTCACGCCGCCCAGGCTGGTCTCGTACTCGGCCGCCGCCAGATCCACGAAGGCGCCGATCTCCGCCATGACGGTGGCCTTGAAGTCCACCATGGTGGTGCGCAGCGCCTGGGCGCGGGCGACCAGCCCGTCCACCAGTTCGGTGCGCAGCTTGTCCAGCGGCTTGACGGTGTCCTCCGCCCACAGCGCGCCCTGGTGGTCGCGCATGTAGCCTTCGGGAACGGCCGCCGACGGGGCGGCCAGGGTTTCGGTCTTGGTCATCGGGTGCTTTACCTCCGGGTGGGCTTGGTGGGGGTGAGCGCGCCGCCGAGGGCGAGGCGTTCGGGGTGGCGGATGGGGTGCAGCGGCCTCATCGCCGCGACGGTGCCGATCAGCGCCGTGGCGGCCGGGTGAACGGCCGGAAACGGCGGAGGAATGATGTCGAGGGCGGCCAGCAGCGCCATGCCGAGGCGGACGCTCATGCGGCGCCCCCGACGCGGACGCGGCAGGGGCGCGGCCGGCCCTTGAAGCCGGTGACCTCCAGCAGCGCGGCGGCGAGCAGCTTCTCCGGCGCCGCAGCGGGGCCGTGGAAGATGGCACCGGCGAGCACGCGCTCGGCGACGTCCACCGCCCGGTTGAGGTTGATCGGTGCCGACGCGTAGCTCCAGCCGTCGGTGCCGACCGGGGTGAGGACCAGGAAGTCCAGGCAGCCGGAGCTGTCCTCCAGCGTCAGGCCGAGGCGTTGGTCCGGTCGGACCGAAACCGCGGTGACCGTGCGGGCGACGGTGACGCCACCCTCCAGGTCGATCTCCACGGTGGCGCCGGCGGTGGGGTAGACGCGGCTCATGCGGCACCCCGATGCGTGTGCGTGCCGGTGTGCACCGGGAAGGCTTCACCGCTGCGCCATGCCTCGGTGCCCTTGCACCGGTCGCACACGTACATCGGGCCGTCGGGCTCGAAGTCGGTGCGGCACGTCAGGCAGCGGCGGGTCTTCTTCGCTGGTGGGGCGGCCTCAGCGGCCGGCGGTGTCTCGCCGAGCGCGTACCAGCCGCCGTCGCTGACGCGGATGCGCGGGGCACCGCCTCTCCTGGATTGTTCCGCTACCAAAAGGCCAGCCTTGAGCAGCAGCTGGCGCGTTTCGATCCCGGCGCTTTCCGCCATGCCGAGGTTGAGCCCGAGGTCGCGCGCCGACATGCGGCGCCCTTCCTTCTCGGCCTCCGCCAGGAAGCGCAGCCCGCGCAGCAGGCGCTTCTCGATGTGCTGGGAGAACTTCATGCGGCGTTCCCTCCATCCGGGTCGAAGTCGGCGCGGAGCTGCGGCACGAAGCGGTCGATCAGGCGCGCGGTCTTCGCCCGGCGCGCGGCGGTCTCCGCCTCGCGGCGGCGCTCCAGCGCGGCGGTCATGTCGAGCACGGGGGCGGCGGCGGGGCGCGGCTTGCCGTGGGCGGCTTCGGCGCGGCGGACGAACACCGCCTGATGGCGCAGGGCGTCGGCGATGGAACTGCGCGTTTCGGCCGGCACCGGGGCGAAGGGGCGGGTGGTGGCGATGCGGCGCAGGGTGTCGGCCAGGCGCTCGATGCGCACGGCGGCCTGGAGGTCGTAACACTCGGCCTCCTTGGCGCGCAGGTCGAAGACGCCGGCCAAGCTGAGCAGCGGGAGCGGCTTGTCGAGATCCGCGGCGGCGACGCGGTCGGCCAGCGCGTCGATGGCGTCGGCGTCGGGGGTGTAGGGAGCGGGGTCGGTCAGGCGTTCGGTCACGGGGCACCTCCGGTGGTGTCGGTGCGGTTGGGACAGGTGCGGCAGTGGCTGCGCAGCAGCCGGGCCAGCGGGGCGTGGGGGCGGAAGCCGGCCGCCTGCTCGGCGCGGCAGCGGTCGTGCGGGATCTCGCCGAGGACGGGGCAGACGACGCTGGTGCCGGGCAGGCCCAGCAGCTCCTCGACGGCGGCCTGCACCTTGGCGGTGCCGGCGCCGTAGCGGTTGGACAGCACCATGGAGAGCGCCGACTTGCCGTAGCCGACACGGGCGCCGACGGCCGCCAGGGAGGTGGCGTCCACCTCCTCGGCGAGGCGACGGACCCAGGCCGGCAGCGGGTCGCCCCAGGCGGCGAGCGCCTTCTGGACGGAGGGCTGGCTCATGCCGCGATCTCCTCCGGCGTCACAGCGGCGGCCTGGGCGGCCTGCCGTTCCTTGCGCGGGGCGAGGACCTGGCGCCGCTCGTTGGCGTCCCAGACCGCACCGTTCTGCCGCACCACCGGGGCGCGCGGGCCGGTGTTCCGGCGCGGCTTGAGGCGGTAGCGGCCCTGGCGGTGGTAGCCGCCGCCGGGCGACAGCTCGGCCAGATAGCCGGCGGCCAGCAGAAAGGAGACGTACCGCGCGGTGGTGCTGCGGGGGGCACGGGCCAGCGAGGCGATCTCAGGGATGGAGAAGCTGGGCAGCGGCTTCATCGCCGCCCACATGCGGTCGGCGGTGGACGGGGTGGTGTCGAGCTTCCCGTCGCGATCGAAGCGCGGCGTGAGGACGCCTGGGTCCTGCTCCAGCTCGTACACCGTCACCGGGGCCTCGGTCCAACCGCGACGGCCCGGCTGCTCGCCGACGCGGCGCACGATGCCGTTCCCCAGCAGCGCCTCCAGGAAGGAGATGCGGACCTGCTTGGAGACGCCCGCCTTGCGCAGATCGGTGACGGTGAAGCGCCGCAGCTTGCGGATCAGCGCCCACATCTGGTCGCGCGCCGCCAAGCGGTCGTAGGACCGCGGAGGGCGAGCCTTGCGGGCGGGCTTGGCCGTCGTCACGCCACGAACCTCCGCACGGCCGGGGGCGCGCCGGTGTAGATCTCGCGGTCGCCCCAGTCGGCGCAGGTGACGCGCTTCAGGCCCTCGCCGTGGCCGAACTCGGCGAAGCGCTCGATGTTGACCGCGATGCGGCGGGTGGAGCCGTGCACGCGCGCGACCAGGAGGGCCAGCAGGTCGTCGTCGATCTCGATCCTTTGGCAGTACAGGCGGGCGAGCTGGCGCGCGTCGTCGAGATCGCAGGGCTCCAGCGGCTGCCACTTGAGCATGCGGTTGTGCACCCGCTCCAGCGGCTTCAGCTTGTGCGGCAGGCCCTCCTCGCCGATCAGCACGACGGGGGTGCCGGAGTTGTCGTGCAGCTCGCGGGCCTGCTCGACCAGACGCCGCTCGACCAGCCGGTCCGCCTCGTCGATCAGCAGCGGCCGGCGCGACTTCTCCAGCTCCTCGGCCGCCTCGGCCTTCATCTCGTCCACCGAGGCGGACTTGCGGACCGGGAGGCCGAGTTCCTTGAGGATCGCCGTCATCATCGACTTCGGCGACCAGTTGTTGCCGGCCTCGACGTAGCAGGCGCGCAGGTTGGCGGCGGCCCAGGACGCGGCGAAGGTCTTGCCGAAGCCGGACGGCCCGTGGAAGCACCCCATGCCGGGGAGGTGCGGAGACCGCTGCTGAAGCGACAGGATCAGCTGCTCCATCAGCGCGATGTTGCGCAGTGGCGCGAAGGCGGATCGGGGATTGACCGGGGTGCCATCTGTCGGCATGGTTGGGACCTCACACAGTTACACTCGTTGAACTCGCAGCCCGCCGGCCCCACCGGCGGGCTGCTTCTCATTCCACCACGCGGGCGAAGCCGGCCCGGCGGTCCTGGTCGCGCTTGCGGGCCTCGTACCAAGCGCTGGTGCGGTTGGACGCCAGCCAGTCCAGATCGTCCTCGCTGACGGGCTCGCCGGCGGCGACGCGCGCCTCGATGGCCTGGGCGCGGCGCCACCAACGCTCCTCGGGCTTCTCCGGGGCGGTCGGGGGAGCCGCGATGCGGCGGGCAATGTCGGCCTGCCGGGCGTTGTCTTCGGAGGTGCGCGGGCTGGCGGTGGCCGGCTTGGTCGCCTCGATCGCGCGGGCGGCGGCCGACAGGCCGGCGGACCCGGCGGCGGTGACGGTGGCCGGAGCCGGCAGCGCGGCGCGCGGCAGGGCGGTGATGGTGGCGGCCGGCGCGGGTGCCGGCAGGGCGCCGCTCATCAGCGTGTCGGCCAGCTCGTGCGGCTTGAAGCGGCGCTTGGCGGCGCGGATCTGCGCCTTGCCGTCGGCGATCAGGCGGTCCTGGAGGGCCTTGGCCTCGGCGGCCAGCTGGCGGCGGTCCAGGCCGGTGCGCTCGGGGTTCTGCGCGATGCAGACGAACTCGAAGGGATCGGGGCGGTAGACGTAGACGCGGCCCATGTCCTCCGGGTCCAGGCGCACCTCGAAGCGTTCCCCGGTGTTGATGAACGGGATCAGCTCGACCGCCTGGAAATCCGCGTTCTCGACGCGGATGCCCTTCTTGCCCACGGTGCGCGTGCCCTCGCCGTCGGGGAGCGGCATCAGCAGGATGTCCAGCTGCCGCTCGTCGGCGACGCACGCGATGGTGCCGGCGTGCGCCTCGATCACCTCGGCCGGGGTGCGGTCGCCGAGGCCGGCGTGCGGGCTCTGGTGGTAGATCTGCTCGACCCAGGCGTCGGCGACGGCCTGGAGGCCGTCTCGGGTGAGCGCGACGCGGAAGGCGTCGGCGTCGCTCTCGCCCAGGCGCTTGGCGAAGGTTTCCTTGGAGCGGATCGCCTGCCGGGTCGCCACGTCGTGGCCGGTGTAGCCGTCCAGCATCGGCATCAGGCTGTGCTGCACGGTGCCGATGGCGCGCTCGACGTGCGGCTTCTGCTCGGGGCTGTAGGGGGTGCAGGTCGGGTGGGCGCAGCCCAGCAGGGCGTAGGCGCGCTCGGACTGGCGCGACACGAAGTCGGAGCCGTTGTCGGTCTTGATCGCCTCGGGCATGCCCCAGGCCAGCACGGCGCGGCGGATCAGCAGCAGCACCGCCGCCGACTTCGGCACCTTGGTCACCAGGATCATGATCCGGCGGGTGAAGACGTCGACGACCACGTAGATCGAGTGGCGGCCGTCGGTGAGCAGGACGTCGGCCGGGCTGGCGTCGATCTCCCAGAGCTGGTTGGGGCGCTCGATGCCCTCCGACGCGGAACCGAAGGCGACGCGGTGCCGGTTCTTCCAGGCGTCCGGGTTGGTGAGCGCCAGGTGGAGCTGGCGGTTCAGCTTCTGCCAGTCGGCGAGGATGCGCTGGATGTGGCGCTCGGTCGGCATCGGCGCCGAGGTGCCGTCGAACAGCTCGACGTATTCGCCGAAGCGCTGGACCGCCATGCGGCGCAGGATCTCGGCGCTGATGTAGGGCTTCTCCACCATGGCGGCGACCAGCCAGCCCTTCACGTCCTCGGCGGCGCGGTCGAAGACGCCGGTTCCCTTGCGGTTGCCGTAGCGGCCGGCGAGGGCGGCGGCGGCGCCGGACTTGGCCGCCTTCGACCAGCGTTCCAGCGAGGAGACGGAGATGGTCGGCCGCTCCTGGCGGACGTACGGCTCCACCGCGATCTCGCCGGCGTTGTAGAAGCCGGCGAACTTGTGGCGGAGCTTCACCAGGTTCTGGCCGCCGGCCTGGCCGGCGAAGGCGTCGAAGGCGCGGACGATGGCGAGCTTCGCATCGAGGCGCTCGCGGCCCCGCGTCGTGAGGGCGGTGGTCGCCTGCAGGTCGGCCTTGGGCGCGGGCGGGGCGGCGGGGACGGGGGGCGGTGCCGCCGCCAGCTCCCGGCGCGCCAGCTCGATGCGGGCGGCTTCGGGGAGCGCGGTGACGTGGTACTCCAGGCCCCCGCCGCGCCCCTGGCGCGGGCGGGTCGGCTGCCAGTTGCCTTCCTTCGCCTTGTCGTTGAACCCCTGCTTGGTGCCGGGCACTTCGGGGAGGTTCAGCGCCGCCCACTCGGCGGCCGAGCGCCACTCGCCGGCCATGGTCACCCCCGGCCTTCGATGCGCGCCATCAGCTCCGGGCGCATGCGCATGAAGTGACGGACCGCGGCGTCGCCGGCCTTCAGCATCTTGCCGGCCTCGGCGGGATCGATCCGCCCGTCGGCGAAGGCGAGGGCGAACTCGTGGAACAGCTTGGACGTCTGCTCCGCGATCTCCGCGACGCTCTGCGGGATGGTGGCGCCGGCCGGCGCCGGTTCCGGGCGGAAGACGACGCAGCCCTGAGCCGCCGCCAGGTACTCGGTGATGATCGGCTGGCCGCAGTACGCCTCCAGCGACCGCACCACGTCGGCGGGCATGTGGCAGTTGGCGTCTTCCTCGCTGTCGTTGGTGTAGCGGAACAGCTGGGACTTGCGGACGCGCGCGATCTCCGCCGCGCCATCCAGCCCGCCGCACTCCTTGATGAGTTGGTGCGCGGCTTCCTTCAGGGAGCCGGGGGTGCGTTGCTTGTAGGGGAATTTGGACATTGCTGTTCCCGTTGTCCGTGCGCCTGCCCGTTTGAGAGGGTTCAGCGACGCGAAGGCTGGAGGTTGCGGTGAAACTCGGTGGAGAGCGGTTCGGTCGGGATGCGGTGGGGCACCTGGTGCTCGGGCTGGCGGCGCTGGGGGCGGCGCTTGGCGCCGGCGGGCCGGTGGCCGGGGCGCTGCTGGCCGAGGCCGGGCGGCGCCTGGGGTTCGCCGAGGCGGCGCTGGGGGTGAGCGCCCTGTATGGGAACGGCACTCATGCGGCCTCGCGATCCTCGGCATCGCGGGTGCGGAGCGTCCGCGTGCCGTCGGGGCGGTAGCGCTCCGGAAACAGATCCTGGACCGGGCGGCCGAGCTTCGCGGCGATCGCCTGCTCGAAGCGGATGGAGCCCATGCGCAGCGCCAGCGCGCCGGCCTGGCGGGTGACCTTCAGCTCCTTCGCAATGGCCGCAAGGCTGCTGCCGGCGAGCTTCAACTCACTGATGATCCACTGCGCGCGGCGCGTCGGATCGGTGGGGATCGGATGCGTGTCGGGTGTGTGCCGCATGCTTGTCACGTCAATCAACATGGATATCGTCATACCTCGAAAGCGTACGGCATACAAGGCAAACTTTCGATCTGGAAACGGTTGACGGTTCCGTTGACGCTGTATGGGTGTCGGGGGCGCATTAAATCGAGGAAAATCAATGAGTAAGGGGAACCGGAAACCAGACGGCGAACCGGAAACCGCCGTTTCCGGTTCGGGCGGCGAACTGGCAACCCGCATCGCTATGGTGGTTGACCTGTTTGAGACGAAAACTTTGGCGGCCAAGGCGGCAGGGATATCGCCCGAGCAGCTGTCCCGGCAGGTCAAGGGACTGAACCGCCCCTTTCTCGACACCATGGTCGCGCTGTGCACCGCTCAGGGGGTGAGCCTCGACTGGCTGGCGACCGGCGAAGGGCCGATGAGAACGCGTGAGCGGATGGCGCAGCCGGGCAACGACTCGGGCGGTTTCGTCCCGTCGGACGAGGTGCTGCTCGGGAACCTGGTTTCCGGCCTGGAGCTGCACCTCGCCAGGGAGGATCTGGTGCTCCGGCCTGAGGCTAAGGCGCGATTGACGGTGCTGATCTACCGCATGAAGGCGCGCCGGCGCGCCGAGCTGGAGCGCCAGGGGTTGCCGGTTCCCCTCGATCTGCGCGTTGCCGGACATCCCATCGACATTGCCAGTGATCCGGACTTGGCGGACATCATTCACTTGGCTGGGTAGCCGCTTGCGGCATGACTCGCTTTGGTGGCATCATCACGCCACCGCGCTACCTTACCGACATATCGGCGTATGCAGTAGGGAAGAGCGGGGGCCGAGGTTGGCAGCCTCGGTCAACGGGTGTTGGCACACCCGTGAGAGGAGAAACACCGACCGGTCGATGAGACCCTCCACCCCGCACCGCGTCCGCGGCAGTGCGGGAATACCACGGAGTGTGCCAATGTATGTTAAACGGGCGCTCGCCTTGCCCGCTGAAACCGAAGAAATTCGGGCCATCCTGCGCGAGGCCGTCAAAGACAGATCGCGCCGACACCGCGCCGCCTTGGATATGGCTGAAACGTGCCCAGCCACGTCAGGCGCGAATTGCCCTTTTCGTTTATTGTATGGCTCAACAATAACCACGGAGAGCATCAATGGCCGCGGATAAGCGCGCAGTAAAGCGCCCATCGTCTTTGCTGGCTGGGCTTCTGCTGATACTCGGCGTGGTGACCATGCTCGTCGGCGTACTCGGGGCGCTGCAAAGCTTCCCCCGCAATCTGGCCGATGGGTTCGAGATCGCTGTTGCGGGCATGCTCGTCGCCGGGCTGGGGAGCTTAATCTCCTGGCAGGTGGAGGCGGTGTACGAGCTGCGTCTGGCGCGCGCCCAGCTGCACGAGCTGCAGGCGCCACCGACACCGTCAGACCAGCGGTCGCCGGCGCGCTCCGAAGCGTGACGACGCTTGGTTTGACGAACGACGGTTGACGAATGGCCCAAACCCAAGGAAATCCCGGCCATTCGTCCCATCAGATCCCGGATTGTCCCTCCAAATCCCGGCACCCTCCTACGTCAAACCATTGGTCTCTCTACAGCCGCGGCGGCGCTGCCCGAGGTGGCGTTCCTGCTGGTCGGCGACGGGCGCGG